AAGAAGGTTAGTTGCAAGTTCACGACAGAATGAGGATTTACCGATACCAGATCCTGCAGTGATTGTGACAAGCTCTCCATACCTGATCCCGTGAAGCTTTGTTTGTAATCCTTGAAATGGGTAGTCATGATCTGCTGCTGGTGATGGTGTGGTGATGACATCAAGTAAGTTTTTGGCATCAATGATGCCTTCAGGTTTGTATTGAACGTGGTCGTAATTACAAACAGCTCGGATGGCTTCAGTGTTGTTATCCTGTAAAGCCTCTGAGGCATCTTTGTAATCGTCTAGAAAGCCGATAAAAACTTTTCCAGGTGGTAAGACACTAGCGGCTTGCTTAGCGCCTTCTTGGCCTGCTTGATCGTTATCAAAAAACAGGACAATTTTATCGTAGTAATTGATCCATTCATAGTTATGTTGGATCGCTTTCTTTGCAGAGGCTGCTCCATTAGGAATAGAGACAACAGCCCACCCAGGTTGTGCCTCCCAAACTGACATAGCATCCATCTCACCTTCAACAATGACAAGCTTTTGTACTTTGCCTGTTGTTTTGTGACGGAAATTCTGCATACCAAAGAGTGTTTTGACAACACCCTCACACCGAAAGTCCTTGCCTGTTGTTCTTACTTTAGCCCCAACAAGAACTCCATCCACGTCGTAATAATAGTGGCGTAGAAGTTGTCCATCTTTGTAGGTTTTGAAGAACTCTGCTGTTTGTTCGCTGATGTTTCTGTTGGATATGCGGGTGGCAGATCCCTGTAACTTGACATCATTCATTTTGGTAGATTGAGTTGCAATTGTTCCATCACCAAATGTGTGATAGCCACATTTATGGCAATGTTCGTGACCATCTGTGTAAATACTATTTGCATCAGACGAACCGCATTCAGGACAAGGTAAATGGCGAATAAATTCGCTCTCTGAGTTCTGCATAATGTGTTGCTTGATTTGCATGGTATGATTTCCAATCATCTAGGGCTAACAAAAACCCTTTGATAATTGCTTCACCATACTCAGGCTCATCAAATTGTGCATCAGCTAGAAAGTCCATGAACCGGTCTTTGTAAAACTCGGGTGTACCGTATGTCATAAAAGCCATTTAAGAGGGATGTTTGCAAAAGAACACCAAGGAATACCAAGTTTGTCACAGTAAGAAGCATAGGTTGTTTTTGACTTTTTACTGATAGTGTTAAAGGGTGCTTGAAATACCATCCGAAGATCTATGTCTGGGTTTTGTTCTTTTACTGCTTTGATCTTACGTCGATCAGCAGCATCCCAATACCCTTTACATTCCAGCCAGACTCCATTTGGAAGGATGAAGTCTGGGCAGTATTTATGCTTGATGACATAATCCACCTTGACGGTTTCATATTCATATTTGACATTTAGATCGACAAGTAAATCAGCAACCTTCTCCTCAAGCTTGGAGCGGAATGCCATTATGCGTCTTCCAATGCCTGTTCAATTAGCTCATCCACAATTTCATTGACTGCACGTTGCATCTCGTAACGAAAGTCATCACGAGATTTCTTGTACTTAGTCACGGAGATAGGTGGAAGCTTAGCGGTCATGTTGCATTGGTAAAGACCAAGCTCTTCGTTTTTAAAAATGTCAAGTTCAATCATCAGAAGTCATCCTCATTTTCAACAGTTTCAAAGGGAACCACATTCGGTTCAGATGTCTTGAAACCTTTAGTTTTTCCAAACAGCTCTGCAGCATCAACATCATCCATATCACCAGCATCAATGCCAGCAGCAGATGACAATGCTACAACTTGGATAGCTTTAAGTTTAAGGCTAGTTCCATAAGTCACACCATCTTTCAGGATGTATGGCTTTTGAACAAAAGCAAGTTTAACTTTACTACCAGAGTAAAGCGGTGTCGAAGGATCAGTAATCAGAGTGCCTTCTGTGTCAACAATAGGTGGTTTCGTTTCTTCATTCCACGAAAACTTAACCATGTATTGACCTTCAGCCTTTTCTTCCCAAGGTTCAACCTTAAGTGTTGAACGCTTTGGGTTCTTTAGTTTGGATTCAGCCCATTTAAGGCTTTCAATGCGATCTTCTTCAAGTTGATCAATAAGGTCTTGACCGACCACAGCAGATAGTTTGTAACCAAACTTGCCGGGTTGCAGTACAGCTTGAAATCCTTCAAGAACAACAGGCTGTTCAGTTTTAATGATAGTTCGTGCCATTAGCAGAAAAAATAGGTGGAATCAATGACCGATGATGGTTCAAGTGTGTTGATCATCGGTGGTTTAGTCTTTGCGTTGATTTGTTTTGCAAAGGTTGTTAGATAGTCATGCTCCGCAAATAAGTGCATGTATGTTTCACGAATAATGGTTGATAAAACACCCATGTCAGTAGCACGACAAAGTACCGAGTCGTGTATGAGGGAAATCGGAGCGTTGAAGCGTAATGTAGATAGGTGTAACAAAGAAGCATCAAGTGAATGGATGAGGTTTGGAGCTGTTGCGTTTTTGTGATGCATTCGATCCACAGTCTCTGTGTCACCAGTAGCAATTTTAATTTGGCATCGACCAAGTAATTGCAACTCGACAACAGTGAGTTGTGATTTCATTAGCTTTTGAGTGACAACAAAACCCGAAGGTGTTGACCACGTCAATTCAGTAAAGCCTTCATCAATAGCATTCGCAACTTCTTTTTCAATCCATTTCATTACAGCCATAGGACCTGGAACAATTTTGTCCATGGCTTTTCTGACTGCAGTGACAGTTGCAGTTAAATCTTCCTTACTTATTTCAACACCTTTTTCAGATAGTGCTTCACGTATGTAGCCTCTATTTGAAAATGGTTTTGCATTGTAAGGAACAGTCATAACAACACGTTTGACTGTTTTTCTATCCATGTAAGGTTGGATAGATTCTGGACAGTCTGGTTTAGCTGTTTCTGCAACTACTTTATATGCATCTTGTGGTTTATCACTTGGCAGTACATTGCAAAGTTTTGCTGTACTGGCATCTCGTGCTAATCCTGCAAGAATTTGTAGGCCACTACATGTTGCATCTGTAGCAACAGGTAATCCTGTGTGTTGACGTTTGCAAGCAATGACACATTGATAGTATTCATCACAGGCAGCAAGAAATTGCCAAGGTTCATCAGCAGCTTCCCATTCAGGTAAGTTGTTGATTGGATCTGTAGCAACTGCTTTGATGATTGTTATGTTGTCATGTGTCCAATCAAGACGTTCTTGCATTGTTGCTTTGTCAAGTCCGTAAGTGGTGGCGACTTGAAAAGCTAACCATTGCTCTGCTTCAGGTGTGACAAATGCTTCTTGATGAAATTTTAGAAGCGACTTACCGAAGTCAGTGTCTTGAGGTGTCAAAAATGCAGGGATTGGATAAGCTCTACCTCTGTAATCAAATGACCACGGAATGTAAAACTTCTTCCTGTTTTTGAATTGCTTTACTGCATTCATTGTCATGCGTGTTCTACATGATTTTTGAAATGCTTGTGCATTGATGTTACATACCTCTGCTGCCCTTCTCCTGTAGTCAAGCCTTGAATCATAATTCTCAGCAATGTCAACAGGTTTTGGAGGCAAAGGTAATTCAACAACAGGGACAAACTTTCCTACCTCAACTCCTTTGTCAAGCAACGTCTCAGCAACGTTGACGATGAAAGGATTTAAGGTGTAAGCAACCTTTTGAATCTTGTTCAAAAAGTCTATGGGTTGTTCCCCCTGTATACGGCAGGGATCACCCCGTCGTACCATGGAGTAGCCTTGCATCACCTCGTTGAGAAGGTAGCCACCATCTTTGTTTTGACCCCAATCGTTAGGTTCAATGAGCATTGGCCAAGCAATCGGGCTGAATAGCTCAGCTGTTGCCATCAATGCATCTTTTTGCAACAAAAAATCAAGGGAGGGAACTACATAAATGACAGTTTTTTTACCCTCTCTTCTTGTTTGTCGTTCAAACCATTGGCTTGCATTGAATACATTGTCAAGTAACCAACCTCCAAGCTTCACTCTATTGACACGTCCCCAACTGTTCCAATGTGGAACATCATAACGATTCATTAATGTGGTAATGACTCGTACTTTCTGTTGAGTGCCAATAGATGAATGGAAGTAGTTCTCTTTTATTTTGTGAAGTAATCCTGGCACATTAGCTTGATAAAAGCATAATTTGCACTCATCTTCAACAGCTTGACCAATGCAATCTGCAACGTTTTGTAATTGACTAGCGTTTGGTTTAGTACTAAAGACTTTGTCAATAGTAATTTTACAAGCAATAGCAGCTAAAACTTCAGGTTTTACATCATGAAGATATGTGTGTATCTCCTTAAATGCAGCTCCTGTTTTTCCTTTTTTAATTCTTGCTCTTGTTTGGTTAATACACTTAACCACAAGAGGAATCAATTGTTGGATTGAAGCAACACCATACACAGAAGCACTGGCATAGTCTTTGCTTTCAAGATTAGCTGTGTTGTCATGTAAAGCTTCAAGCCCTAGCCGAATCTGTTCTCGTTCAAGTTTAATCTGTTCTGTAATTTCAGATTCTGTCGGCATTTAACTCTAAATACTTAACAGAGTTCATGTCTTCAAGTTGTGAAATCATTAACTCTATTAATTCTTCACGATGAGGATGATTCTTGACCTCTTTGATGAAGTCATTGATCATCTTTTCATTCATCTTCATCACCTTCAAACATTTCAGGGTGTACATAGTAAATCTTGTCATGTGTGCAGATGACTAACTCATGATCCAATTTGTTTAAATATTCTTGGATCTTAGATTCTGCTGCACTTTCACGTTTGTATACGTGTTCGACAACTTTACTGTTGTGTACATTAGTTGCCCTGATGATTACGTTGTAGTTACTGTTGATTTCCCATCCTGCTACTTTCCATTCCATGAAGACATCATAATCAATGGCTTCAAAGTTATCAGCAGGAGCATCTTTAAACCGTTTCCAGTTATTTGGAAAATACTTTTTACCCATTTCAATTACATCAGCAATCTTTGTGTTGTTATCTTCGGACAATTCTAAAGCTAACCATGCAGCTTCTTCTGAATTGGCGGCAAGAATGTAGATACATTCACCACTAGATAATACTACTTGGTAATCATTCAGGTTTTGTTGCAGGTTTTCGTCTTCGAGCTGGTCTGGACTTGGGCTTGGGCTCGGGTTGAACTGACACATAGGATTCGCGCTTGCTTAGTTCCTCATAGATTGGTGTCCATTTGTGGTTTGGATAGTAATGCATCCAACAAAGAATTGCATTACGTATAAAATAGTCATCGTCAAATGACTTACTTTTTGGTTCCATGAATGAATGACCTCCTGTCTAGTTTGTAGACAATTGAAAGTAATTGTTGCCGTGTGATTAAACCAATGCGTTGATCCGCAATGGCTTGCTGAATTAATGCTTCAGCATTCATTGTTACCTCACTTCTTTAGTTGTCCAGGTGCTTTGTATGAAAGGCTTAATGTTTGCCCCTCACACCAAAGACAATAGCGGGTTTCACTCAGCTTGCAAGGTGGACACAGCCACAAACTGTCTACTCTTTAACCTTACAGGTTGTAACGTGTGCTCCCTTTCTTTAGCATGGCTTTAGATTTAAAAACGTAGGAGCAGCAGCCAGTTCCGTGATTGTGAACACAACCACACAATCTCGCTGATTACAAGTAATGTTAATGTTTTTTAATATATTATTTGACAAAAAAAATAGCCCCGCTGAATGCAGGGCTTAGTGTTTAGAAATACTCGGGAAAGTAGAAGCGGTGGTTGAGAATGTAGATGGTTTGATCATCAAGTTCGTTATTTAAGTATTCCCCACTATCTTTTAATAGTTGACGAATTCTTTCGTAATGTTCCATTGTTTCTAGTTGTTCGTCAGTCATACTTAAGGTTGAAATATTCACAAGCCAACCTAACCATTTTTTCAATGCAGATGAACTGACCCTTACGAATTAAGTCTACAAATAACTGGTTCTCCATGCTGCTATCTATTAAGCCTTCTTTGATGCCCTCGTCAATGTAACTATCCCTAGAATGTGTCGATACCCATTTCTTTAGGTCTGTGTTGTATACATCGACAAGATTATCCGCAACTTCAAACGTGTCGATAGTGTCAGTTTCTCTTTCTTTTAACGCATGGAAGATATCAAATATCGTGTCAAATCTCCAATTATTTGGCATCTCTTCATCATGCATTTCCATTACCAGCTTGGATAAATCCATGCTTGCATCATCGTTTAATTTCCACTGCCTCTCGTTTTTGTGATCTTCAAACGACACAAAATGGCTGAGTGCTTTGGTCAGTGTTTCGGATTGAGTGTTGATTGTCAGCATGATCAAAGGATGAAAGAAAGACAAAGGGATGAAAAGCCTGCAAACAAACACAGCAGGCTTACACTGGGCATTGTTGCACAACAAGCGGCAACAAGGAAGACACAAGCAAAGAAACTTAACATAGGTCTGAGCTGGTAATGAGTTTGCCTCGCTGATCAACGCAGTTGTAACCGAGACCAGCTATCTCGTCAATGGCCCATGGCGTTAATGTTTTGGTCTGGGTTAACCGACAGAACAGGAAGGCTTCCTGATCGACAGGATAAGCACGAACGACACCATAAGCCTCCTTCAGTTCAAACCGTAAGGGCTTCAGCTGGTATGTGTGAATGTTCACCACTTGCAGGTTCCTCCAAAGGTTTTCTCTGTGATGGTGACAGACTCAACCTTGAATAGGTTTTGGATCCGTTCCCGTTCTTCCAAGGCTTGAGTCATTGAAGTGCAGATCATGCCGCAGCCTACCACGTTGGCAGGTGCTTCGCTTCGCTTGTAGGTAGCGTCGAGGTAATAGAGAGTGAAAGGCATCAGTTGATCCGGTTTGAAAAAAGCAGGGTTGAGACAGACTAGTTGTAAGACTTCCAGCCCAAAGAGCGGCAGACACGTAACCAGCTTGCATCTGTAATCCAGTTAGGGCGATGGATTGAGATGCTACCCCCGATCACCTCAGACTCCTCAGGGCAATCAGCAAGGAAGCCCCAAGGCCAAGCTCGCTGGATTAGGTCAGACATATCTGCCTCGCAGCTAACCCAGTTAGGGACAGAACCCCCATCACCTTCAAACCTATAGCTTTTGAGTCTTGCCAGGTCCTGCAGGTCCCAATGGCTTGTGTACAGGTTGATCGACGCATCACCTAGGCAATCCAGCCACCCGCGGTCTGCTGCATCACCTGCCTCGCAGCTATCAGCGGTGATCGTTTCGTATGTCACTCGAAAGCCACGGCGATCAAGCAGTTTCTGTGAGGTTTCGTGGGTCATTAGTTGGTGTGCTGTGCAACTGAAGGAATGATGCCGCCTGAGCCTGGTCAGTGTCAAGGGTTTATTGATAAGTGTTGCTTATAGTTTTGATAAGTTCTACTTATTGGCCCGACAGATTCAGCCACCATCAGATAGGCACCCCCCCACCCATCAACAACTGACCAACCCTTTGTGTCCAGCTGTGTCCAGCGTATCTGTCTTCTTACACAGTTACGCAAGCACCCTATTTCTAGTGGTACCAAGGGATCCGGCCTGTCCAAGTATCAACCGATACTGTCCAGCACAAAACGGGGAGGACACCCCCCCCTATGGGGGAAAAGCTGCCCCCCGCTGCGTATATCTGACTTCACAAATTTTTGCCAAAAATTAACTAGGATCAGCTAGCCCAGTTAAGCCCAGCTAGCCCAGTAAAAACCAGTGGGAATTGTTTTTCAATAAGACTCCAGCATTGATCAGCGATAAGTTTATGTTCAAGTTGAGTACCATTACCACAACGAAGTTGACAAAAATGAATCCAAGATCTAAGGGTACCATTCATGTATAGTTTAGTTGGAGTAGCCAAAGGCAGGACATCTCTTGCACATTCTTTAGCGACACCTTGACTAATCATTTCATCATAGAGTTGCATTGATTGATCAAAGAGTTGTTTAGCTTTAATTTGGAAAGTTTGGCAAGTAAATTCGGACATATCATCAGTACTATTTTGACGATTAGAGGTATCTTGTCTACGAATTTGAGGGATTACAGGATCTTGAATAACTTTAGCGTAGCGTTGACTAAATTCTTGAAAACTAAAGGATCGATGTCTAATTATTTGTTGAGCGATAGCACGTGTAGTATTAATTTCTACACACATATTAACCATTTCAAAGGGTGACCAATGTTTATGTTTAATAAGGTATTTAATCAAACGAGGACTGGTCTCAGTATTGTTTTGATTATCAGGATTAGACACCCGTGCCATATAAGCAATTAGATCATCACCATTAGGGGTAGAGTGAACAAGAGAAACGGTGTGGAACATGTGGAGTGGAGTGTAATTAATTAGTATTAATAAATAAATGAAAGGAGGTTATTAAATGACAGGGTACTATTGTCAGTAAATTACAGTAATATAATTCATGTATATTCACTAATTTAAAAGTACAATAAGTTTGTCAAAAGAATTACGCTCGTCTTTGTAGACTCGCTCCCCTTTAGTGGAAGTACTTACAGAATCATGATTCAGGCATGATATAGTAAAGGGGAAAGATTTGTCAGCTTTCCCCGGTACAGGAGTCGAGTCCACCCTTCTCTCCCCCTGTATACGGCAGGGACCAACCAAACTCCTTGGTATGACAAGGATGTCAGATCCACGTTTGGATAGAGCCTGAGTGCCCTCTAGCAGCTTGTCTTTGTTCTTTATTAAAGCCGAAGATAAGGTGATTAGCAGACCCTTGAGGGTCTTCAATAGAGGAGATAAGGAGGTCTTCCCATTCCAAGCGTTTACGTTGATTTACTTCTTCTTGAGCGGAGATACCAAAAGCATCAGTAAAGTATTTAACACCTTGAGCAAGAGCATCTAATCTGTCGTCATGTTTAACTGCACCTTTTTCACGACACATTCTACTCATTTGATAGAATAACATGTAAAGGAGTCGTTTTTCTGGAGCTCCGTCTTTATTGCTGGTGTAATCCCAATCAATGACACTGCGATCAACAACAAGACGGTGCTGATTAAGAATGGGTTCCAATGCGTCAATGATTCTGTCTTCTTTTCGTACATTAGCTCTTACTTCTTCTACATCAATACCTTGTTTAGTTTGTTGGAGGTGTTTTTTAAAGAGTTCACCAACGATACCATCACCAAAGTTAGTTTCAACAACAAGTTTAGTAACACCATATTTTTTACAACCTCTTAGAATATCCAAGAGTGTGTTATCACTGTATCCATCTCTGTAAGCACGCATTTCGTGCAAGTACAAGAAACCGTTTCGTTGGGAGATATAAGCTGCTGCTGTTTCATCTGTACCACGACCCGACGGGTCAACACTGCAGATTGTTTCGGAGTAAGGGTGCCATTCTCCTTGGAGTTGCATTGGACTGTAGAAATAATCTCCAGGTAAGCCAACAGTGGGAGCATCTTTGATGACGTTTTTGGGGTCGCTACACCAGATAATGGAGTCAGGGCAAGTAGAAGGGTTGACAGAGGTAACCACAAGGTCAGCCATTTTAAGTGGGAATTTTTCAGCATCACTAAGTGAGGTATCGAGCATGAACTGCAACATAAAGTTGCTACGACCCATTGAAGCTTCACGTTCAA